GAGATCTCACCAACTAGAGGAAGATTGTTTCTAACATTTCCTTGAATGTTAGAAAGTTTCAGTAAGTTAGATCCATGCCTCCACTCATTTACTCTTGCTCTTAAAACAACATCATTGCCACTGGTCTGTGTAATGGTTTCGCCTTTTAAGAAATCGGAATCTCCATACCCAGTAACAGCAAATGTGTAGCTGCTAGTATATTCTGAAAGAAGGGTATTATCTCTATGGAAAGAACTTCCATTTTTTATCATTTTTACATTTTTAGGACGACCAATCCTACTTCCCTGTGCAAATAATTTTACATCAGATTCAATAATAGCAATTGTGGGTGCTTTAGTATAGTCAGTGCCTTTATTAATGACAAAAATGTCTAATACTTTTCCATCTCTGGAAGTAACACCAAACTCTGCATCTACTCCATCACCTTCTAAAATTACAACTTTTGGTTTGCTATAGTTAGATCCTTCAACATCTACCCTAACACTAGTGATAGTATCGAGTAAAGGATCAAACAATACAGTTGCACTTGCTTGACTTTCAGTGTTTAAGTATGCACCTAAAACAATAGGAGTCTTCTTATAATTTGATCCAATGTTTTGAATTGATACAGAATCAATTTCGCCAACAGCAAATGATCCTGTTGTTGTGTAAGAAATATCACCTGATCCATCCCACTGTGGATTTTTCTTCAGTGAGTATGAGAATCTGGTTGGTGTGACATAGTTGACAACTTGTCTGCCAGCAAGAGGGTCTTGAATTACAGTCAAGTAAGAACCACTATTAGAAATAGTATTATTTCTGTCGAAGTAGAAATAATTTGCAAATCTGGATGCTTCTTCTTCTGTATATTGGTTTGACGCAATTGCTGCACCAAAACCAAACTTCATTTCAACAAAAGATCCAGGGGATCCCTGAAGAATGGCAGGTTCTGTTTTTTCTACTGAAATTATGTTATAATTTCCACTAGGACTAAAGTCTAGACTTGCACCAGTCAGTGAGTTATCGGAAGTATCAAATCTATACTTGTAAAACTCTTGTACTTCAATAATAGGATTTACTACCCAGTCACTAGTATAAGTGTTTGGAGCAGTAGTTCCAAAGATAGACATAGATGGATCTAGTCTAAACTCAAATCTGTTTTCTGCACTAGATGCTGTGATAATAGTAACGAACCTTTGTGGTGTACTATTGTCAAAGAATGTAGTTGTTTCAGTAATTGCTTGTAGTGTTGACAATGACTGAGTTGATGGATAGATTACTAGTAAAGTCTGCTTCTCTTTGTTGTAAATAACCGACTCGCTACCATTTACTGTAAAGTTAGCATCAAAGTTATATCCACCATCGTATAGAGAAACAGTTGCACCATCGTAGTGATCTACTGCTTTAGTTCCCAGTTGTGCTCTTTCAACAATTAGAGTTCCGCCTTGTACTTGATTGTTAGTAAGAGAAACAATTTTTACAATCTCATCGTCAATCTTAAGTAAATCGTTTTCTGCATACTCAACTGCACTCTTAACATCAATTCTAGTTGATTCTGTAGAAATGCCAACGTGGTCAATAAAAAATCTAAGTGTTTGAGTAGAACTTCCAGGAACTTTGCCCAAAGAAGAATCGGCAACTCCAAGAACATCACCTCTCTTGTATCCAGTACCACCATCTGAAATTTGAATATCAGAAATGTAACCAGTAGCACTATTAGGAGTATCGGGACTTACTACAATGTTTGCTGTTGCACCTTCACCCAATCCACCAGTTAATGGAATGTTGGTATATGAACCAACATCATATAGACTGCCAGAGTTAAGAACAATTCCTCTACCAATACCACTGTAATTAACAACAGTATTGTATGTTGGAGTCTGTAACTGGAGTTCTTGGTAAATTCTCTTTCTTACAAAGTAAGTTCTTGTTTTAGTTGTATCGTCTGGATTGATAGAAACATTGACTACATCACCAATTCCTAACTTGTGTTCGGAAGATGTTTCTACTAGAGCAATGTTATCATCAATATCGAAAGGAACTAAACCATCACTTAAATATTCAACATCATCAATCTTTGCACCAGAAGTATCTGATAAAGAACTACTCTTGATAAAGTATCCTGGTAAATTTTCTTGATCTTCAAATGTTCCCGAGGTAACCTTTACAATTAGTGTATTTCCAGCGACAATTGATTCTAAAACTTCTCCTTCTGCTGCAACAGTTACAACGCCATCGGTCAGTTCAATTGTAGAACCTTGTGCAAAAGAAGATACCTTATCAATAGTCAATCTAACAACTTTGATGTCTGTGGAGAATGTAGCACTATCATCAAAGGTTCCATTTACATCCTTAACTAGAATAGTGTTATCTGCTCTTACATTACCAACAATTCTTCCAAAAGCACCAGATCCTGGTTGTCTTAAGAAATCGTCAGCAAATACATAAGAGTCTCTAGTAATGACTAGTTTTACTACTTTACTCTCGAAACTCTGTAGATAGTTTACAGACTTACCTTTTACAGAACTGACAGTTGCTTCAACACCATTTCCTTCTGTTCCAGAATTGTCAAATACCAAACTAGAACCAACGCTAAAAGAATTGGAAGAAGATTCTACATCAATAGACTCAATACTGCCAGATTCAAGATCTTGAACAATAGCATTGACTCCGCCACCATTGACTTGTAGTCCTGGAGTAAATAAACGCTTTACATTTTTAGAAAGGTTTGTTTGATTTAGATTTGAAGCATAGTTAGACTCTACTGGCAAAGAATAGAAATTCTCCCCAATAACATATGGGAATTGAGGAACTTGCTGTGAATTAATAGTAATAAAGTATGCATATGTTCCTTCTGGGAAATCTGGAGTTACGCAGAATCTTCCGTTGTTTTGATCTAGCAATCCAGACTGGTGGCGATACTCATAGTCTTGAATGAACGAACCAAGTGGATAGTCTTGTGTGCTAGGTCCAAAAGATCTAGATGGTTTTAAAATATAACTAGAAGTCATCCTAACAATAGGAGACTGTTGATCTAATGGATTTTCATGTGCAAACGGACCATAGATTGGGTTGCCATCATAAGCAAAACCAAGAATGGGTGAGTGTGCTTTAGTTGCAGGTTCTACACCTAAAGAACTTAGGTTATCGTTGAGTCTAACACGTAGTGATTTTGGATTAGCAACATGTGCATATCCATACTCTAATGCTCTGTTATAATTTTCAAAAACAAAACCATTGTTATCATCTAATTTGTTTTGTAAATTATAGTATCTGTCTTTTACCCACTCGGTAAGTTCTGGGGTGGCAACAGCATTTTGTCCTACAGAAAGAATAGTTACTCTTACATTGTCTTGTGAATAGAAAGATCCTTGATTGACAAGATCAAAACCAACAATCTCACCATTAGAAACACGAGCAGTATATTCTGCAAGTCTCCCCTGACCAGCAAGATCAGTAATGACTACTAGAGGCGGAGTTGAATAATACTCACCTGGGTTATCGATAATAAGATCAGTTACTGCACCAAACGTAATTGTTGCTCTAACCTCAGCACCACGACCAGAAGTAATCTCTGCAGTTGGTGTTTGTCCATATAGTCCTGGTTCTAGAACTTCTACAGACTCAACAAACTGTCCAGCAAGTTTAGCAACTGCTCTACCACTGACACCATTGACAAGAACGTATGGTGGGTTCTTATAACTAGATCCTTGGTTCTGTACAGTAATTCTCTCTAGTTTTCCAAATCTTACAGTTTCTGTATCTTTATAACTGTAAACTCTAGCACCATTGACAAAAATACCAGAATCTAGGTTTGGAGTCTTGTAAATCTCTGTAGTAGAGGTTGCCTGCTTACGAATAAGTTTTAAAATCTTTTGATCAGCAAGGTTACCAGGAATGCTGGTTACATTTTCCAGAATAGGATATGATGGGTATCCAGAAGAAGCAATGTAATAGAATTGCTCATCCGAGAATACAGCAGATACATCAGTAGAAAGATTTGCAAGGTTACTAGTATATGCGGGATTTGTTGGAGATGTTGGTTTGTCATTTGTGTTTGATAACAGCCATCTTACTCCTTGGGGTGATACAATCTTAGGATCAGTAGTCTCAAATCCTGGATTAGAAACCTCAATAGGATCGTTTACAGAAGAATAAGGTTGTGCATCAGTTGGTAGCAAATTATATGCAAGACCAAATACTAGTAGTTGTACATTACCACTACCAATATAGATGGGATCATATACAATAGACCCTTCAGGATGAATTGTTGTTTGAGTTCTTGAGTTGATCTCAAACTGGGTAATGTTTTTGTCTTCAAACGTGAAGGTCTCGCCATTGATTAATAACGTACCCTTATCATTCCATCCTAGTGTGGACGCAACATTGATTCTGTCTCCTTGACTATCTGTAGATAGAATTTCTTTCGTTAGTTCTGTTTTTGCAGTAAACTCAAAGATACCATTAATAGTCTCAGTAGCAAGGAATAGATTATAAGTATCCTCACCATCAACAGTTGAGTCAAACCTTACATTGTCAACAGTAGCAGAGGCATAACCATTCCTAGGACCCTCTTGCTGTACAATAACCTGTCCTATAAGGTCTTCTACGCTGCCTGAAAGAACTTTTACACGTAGAGCATATCCTTGGGTCCAATCAGACGTGGAGGACTTGTACGTGAAGTCTGATGGGTTATATACTTCTGGTTTATTTTCTTGTCCACCAGCAATTACAGTGTTGAAAAGAAACTGAATTGACTTCTCGGTTCCTTTTGCTCTATAGAACTGACCAATATTTTTGATAAGAGATCTCTTATCAATTGCTTCCTTCAAATACTTCTCTGGGAAGGATGCCAAGTATTGCTCTTCAAAATTCTTGACTAGAGCATACAAGAATAGATTACTGATGTTTTGTACTAGTTCTCCACCTGAGTGGGTCGATGTTTGACTAGTTACAAATTCTGTGGTATTATAAAGGTCGCCAAGTTTAGTGTTACCACTAACACCTCTAGAGACTTCTAAGAACTCAGTATCTGTTCTACTCTTGTAGAAACAGATTTCTTTTCCAATTTTAATGTAACCATTCTCTTTAGGGAATGATCTAGCATCAGTGACTGTAATAGTAGTAGCAGAATCAGATAGGTTGCCTACCAGTTCACTGCTTTGCTCAAGAACTTTAGACTCATAATACCCAATGTCAGAATAGGTTGCTAGATTGTTGGCAATATCAAGAGGAGCACCCTGAATTTCCAAGCTCTCATAATACTTGGTAAGGAAGTTACCAAAAAGCTCGTACTCAGTAGTAATAAACTCTGGAAGTTGGGTCTCGATCAGAGTTGAAATTGAATTCTTGATTTTCGCCATCTATACTACTCTGCGTATGCAATAAAGCTGCTGTTTGTGATGTCTACGTCTAGATAAACTTCTCTTGACGCAACGATGTCGTTTTGTCTTGGAAGTGCCCTCAGTTGAATTCTGTTGTCCCCAAATGATCCTTTGATAATCGTAAGATCATTCATTTTTACTTCGCCTTTTTCATAATCTACGGTGCCAACAAAATCGTCTAAAACAATTTTATCACCATTAGTTCCATCTAGTCTATATAGGACCATTTTACCCAACCTATCTTCAAGATAGACAGTAAAAGTGGGGTATTCTGTAACAGTGAAACCCGTTGAGAACACTACAGGGTCGTCATCATCAGCAAACGCATTTTGATAACAAATTTCGTAGTATGATGTGCTGTTAAGTTGAGGGATAAAATCCTTTCTCATCGTAACAGATGTAAGGTTAGAATTGATAGAATTATCAGATTGATCGATCACAGTAATCGCTTTACTATATCTGAACTTACCATTGAACTTTTCAGTATCACTAGTCTCAATGTAATCATTCAGAGAACTGATTGCTTTACCCTGAATAACAGCAGGTCTGTCATTAGTCTTCGCTTTACTATAGAAAATCTTACTCGTCAACTCAACAAACAAGATTGAGGGGTCAACTAGTTCAGGAATGACAGATGCAATGCTAAACTTCTTCAATTCATCTCTAATCTCTTGCTTCGTGATGCTAGTGATGTATGAAGCATCTTCTGGTTTGATCGCAATGAAGACTCTTCCATACTGTGGTGGTACTTGATCTTCTCCACCAAAGATGATGATGTCACTAACAGCAGGATAGATTCTACGAATCAATGCATCGTAATCGTTTGATGTTACTGCTCTGTTCTGTGCAGCATAGATTTTTGGAGCATTGTACTTAATCTTCTTTGAAGACTCCCTTTCTTCACCACCAGCAGATGCAACAACTGTTCCAATACTTACAGTGGTATTTGGGTTGACACCATTTACAGTCTCCAAAACACCAGAGAACACAAATGTCTTGACGCCATTTGATGAAGGACCAGATGTTGTTAGATAAGTGACTTCTACTCTTGCACCATTAGGGAGAGCAGAACCAATAACACCATCACCAAAGAAGAGTTCATATCTCTCGTCTTCAATCTCATCTAAGAAAAATACCTTTGATTCTGAGTTGACATCTAAAATATTGTCAGAAACAAAGTATGGTTCACTGAAACTACCACCAGTAGGATATACTTTTACTCTAACAGTGTTAGTATCAATGTTCTTATTGTCAAGGATAAACCTTTGACTTAGTAATGCAGTGTTAATTTGATACGTATTCGTAACTTGTGTTCCCTCTCTTACAGGAACTTGTGCAAAGGATGCAGTGTTTCCATTCACTACCTGAACCTTTACATCCTCTAGTGTAACATATTGATACAGTGTTTCATCATAAGAGGCAACAAATCCTGTTCCTGCTTTTAAAACTAATTCAGAATCAGTCGTAGGATTAGCATACGTTGCAGTAAAGTCAACATATGCAGTAGGAGCGGTGATTGACTTTGCCCTGTACCCTAACTGCTTCGCTAGTGCTACTACATTGTCTCTCAACGTAGCAGAGTCTAGGAACATCTCATTCACCACCATATTGGTGTTGAACGCAGTGTAGTACGTATTATACGCAAGAGTGTCAATCAGCGTAGAAATCGCAGATCCCTCAAAATCATAATCAGTGAAATCAGACTCTGACCTGAGGTATTCCTTCAGAGCAGATTTGATATCTTCAAAGTCTAAGTTGGCAACCTGAGTATAAGGCATTATCGTGTTCGCTCTAAGAAGAAGTCTACTGCCACTGGTGCGTCTTCTCTACCGATAATAGAATACTGAAGTTCTACCTCGTATCCATTATTCAATTCATCTGGTATACATCTAATTCTTTCAACAGAAATCCTTGGTTCGTATCTTGTTAATACGTTGGTAATCTCTGCTTTGATAATACCTGCAGAACCATAATCTAATGGTTCAAACAAAGCTCTCTTAACATTACACCCCAGATTAGGTTGAAATGGTCTTTCTCCTTTCATAGTAAGAAGCAAGGCAGTAATCGACTGAACGATAGCTGCCTTGTCCTTTACCGTTACCAAATCATCAGTAACAGGATGCTTCTTAAATGTAACACTCAAATCTTTGAATGTCTGAAAGGAAGGCATTTAACACACCAATAGGCTGTTACTATTTATCACTTACCAACGAATCCGTCTGCCCACTCCTCTTGGTTATCAAACAACTCGCCCTCTTGCATGTCCTTACGTTTACCTGCTTTACGCAGATACTTATCACTCTCAACCTCTGTAATAAGAGTCATTCCAGATTCTCTGAACTCTTCACTCTTATCCACTCTCTTGTCCATCTGTGGTCTCCGTTCGTAGTTTTCGTTCATCATTTGTTTGCCAAAAATAATCATCGGTGTCTCCAAGGCGTCCCCAGTCGATTCCTGCCTCTACTTGGTATTCTATGGTAGAAACCTTGAAGTCAGGGAACTTGGGTTCCTCAGGGGTAATGGAGAGGTCATACAGACGCATCCTGTTATTAGGATACAATGCATACTGACCGTTGTTCAATGCAATGCAATTATGTGATTTGTGCTCTTGTGGCACTTCACTCACATTATTATCTATTACATCAGGATTTGCATGGTAGTTATCAAGTGTAAACAGATACTGTCCTCTTACCAAACCATGATCTCGTGTAAAGACCTCACAATCCATTGATGAGACAAAACCTTTGTTAATTGCCATGACACCATAGTCCATGCAATTCCAGAATTGTAGATTCTCCAAACTCATGTCTATGACTGGGGTTTCGGGGGATCGTACAAACGCACTGATAGGGAGTTTGTCGTACATAGCACCATACTCGGGCAAGTACGTCTCAAAATAAAAAGCACGTCCAGGTATGCTCTTTGCAGCAACCCAGACGCCATCAACAAACTCCCCATGACCATCTTGATGATCTCGTAAGTATTCTCTACGAACCCAAACTTTCTCTGCAGGAAGATTGCAAATTAAATTCATCCTCTACCCTGACCACGATAACGCTTCTTTGCACTGTTACGTGATGTAGGAGTATACTTGGTATGCTTACCACGTCCTTGACGGGTTCTCTTCGGTTTAGACTCAATAGTGGCTCCACCTGATAATCCAATTCTGCTCTTTGCCATTGCCTTTTATCGTTTGACTTCTATATTATACACCAATAAACACGTTATGGGAACCCTCTGCCACTGTGCCACCAGGAAGAAGTGTCCCCCCTATAGGCATTGCCTGTTGACCATTGATCATCACCTTTGCACTACCTAAGGTATATACATCAGGATGTGGAGGGTCTCCACCACATGTATGAGGCACTGTGGTGTTCGTAGCACAGTGAGCAGGTAGATTGTTCACATAAACATTTGGAGACGCTGTAGCGCCTATTACGGGAGGGTGACAACCATGACCTGTGGTGATATCACCTAACCTAGACATTCCCTTAAGTGCTGGCATCTGGATCTGGTATAATTCCCTGTGCCTTATTTAGATAATACTGTAATCGCTTCTGTACAGCATTCCAATTGTTCTGTACCGTCATTGTCCCATAGAACCTAGTAATGAACGGTGGACATGTATGAGTTACTGTTAACGTATAATAATAGATCATTTGTTCGATCTCTGATGGTTTAAACTTAATCCATGCACTTACATCTGCCGTCGCACCCTCCAAATAGGGATTGCCACTAGTAATCACTGTAGCAGGGTCATCAACATATAAAGATTGTTGTGGAATCAATACTGCCTCTCCAGGAAACATAGTCTTATTGATCCTACCATTATCGGCTTTCGCTAATATAGCACTCAACTCCGTTAAAGGTATCGTCTTCTTTCCTACTAAAGGATCAATAAGTGTCATCTTATCAACGCGACTCGGCGTTTGGGTCGCATAGTATGTCGCAAAAATATACTCAGCATCATAAAAATACCTCTCACTATAATAACCAGTCAGAGGTTTTAAGAGGGTCCCAACAGGTACTGGTGTAGCATACGTTATTGCACCATACGTAATCGAAGGTTCTGCAAAGAGTGGCAACTGCATCTCTGGTATGTTACTCACAGGTCCCACTAAAATGGAACACCCTGGTCCTGTACCCACTGCATGTCCAGGGGTTAGTGTCATGCCTGTGATGAGTTCAGGTGTTGCAACTGTAACACCAGGACATACACCTGTCGCGACACACTCTATAGACAACGCAGGATTGATTGTCTCATATAACCACGGATATAACCCTGTACGGGGTGTTTCCGAGTACAGGGGTGTGGTAGGCGTAGGTCGTAGTTCAAACGTCGTAGGGGACGTTACAAGCACCTGTGCGTTAGGTGTCATTGTTACTGTCATACCGTTTTAGCAATCTTTACTAGATCGATCTTGAGTCCCTCGACATTATTGTGCAAATAATCTAAAGTTTCAGAAACTTTCTCATGCGTCTGGCAGTTCGGTCGCTTGTACATCAATTGCGGGTTCTCCAGTGACTGTACCCTCTCCTCCAATACCACTAATCTCCTCGACAGCTCTTGGAGTGTTTGTTCTATACTTGTCAGTGTATTGGTCAAGCGTTGTTGGTCCGTCTCCCCTGAGGAAACTATCTGCTGCTGCTCGTTCAAATCCATCACAGAATGCGTCGAAGTTTGCTAAGGCACGAGCATATAATTCTTGATCGACTTTTTCCATAATTTTTTTCTGGGCGAATTTTTTTATATACGGGTCCTCGAACAATATTTATCGCTCGTTTGGATACTTTTGTAGGTTAGGGAAGGGGTAGGAGTCCCAAACCCGCTTGGCGACCCTTAACCAACATAAAAGGGGGCAAATCACTGCCCCCTAAGTGTTATCTACTGTGTGTCGCTAAGTGATCACAACTCTGCCATCATCTCTTCCATCTCAGCGGCGTCAATTGCTTTATGATTCCATGCCACACCGTCGCCCGTAGCACCTAGCATCCGTCCGATCTGACCATCCATCATGCACTGTTGAAACTTAACCCAAGGCGACTCACCGTCCTCAGCATAGGTCACACATGCCTTTGCTGTGTTGTAGAGGAATTCATCGTTTGCGATCCACAGGGAAGCGTTCCATGTCTCGTAGTTTGCCCAACCGTTGTATGTGTCGGTCATGGTGGAAGCGGTCATGTGTTTGTGTGTGTTGTGTGTATTGTACAGGGTGAGGGGCGACCTGTCAACA